GATTGTAAGTTGATATGTCACCGTTAGCATTTGGTATTGGAAAATCTAGGGGAGCTCAGTTCGACCCTGCCATATTTGACTGCAATTACTTACAGTTCTATTGGTGGTGGACTGATGGTAAAGACTTAGATATAAGAGGAGAGTTTATTAAACCTACAGCACTTGCAGGTCAAACAGTAGGTACAGAAAAATTAGATAAGATCACAAACGGTAGTGGATCCATAACCTATATGCAGTGGGGTAAAGATAATACTACAGACACAGCAGGGTATGAAGGCATATACATTGACGTTGATGCATTAAAACAATTAGGTCTTCCAGGCAATGAGATCGAATTAAAATTTAGTGCAACATGGTACGCAGAAGTAGGAACTGAACCAGTAGTAATAAAAGCCTCTGGTTATAAAGGTGGTACTATGACATTAGAATCAGAAACACCTAACGTACCTGGCTGGGGTTTTGTTAATACGGGATATGCAGTATCATATACAGACTATAAACAATCAGAAGGTATAATTATAACTGCTGCTGGTCATGCTAATGGTAACGGTCAAGAAGTAGCAACTGCAACAATCAATTTAGACACATATCAGATACGTTTCTGGAGACCTTAATATTATCTTTAGACACTAGATATAGTTACCTAAGTAGAAATAACTTTAAGTTTTATAAATACGGCTGAACTAAAATGAAATCACATGAAAAGAATTATTCCTTTTCTTATGATGGCAGTTCTTGCCCCATTGGCAAGTCCAGTGAAGGCAGATCTTGTTCACCGTTTGACTACATCTACACAACTAAATGTTGATGCAGCTTATACTAGTGGTACTAGACTAGGTTCAACTTATACTGTAAGTGGATCAAATATTAAAGTAGATACTTCCAACAGCGGACACTTCGGTGCTCTTACTGCAGGTAGTGCTACTGCTGCACCAACACTAGACGTTGGTACATACGATGTCAATACAGCTGGATCAGCCTTCAGCTTCTCGGAAAGCTGGACTCAGGGCGACGCCATTAATGCAATCGGAGCTGGTGTTGACGTAACTGCTGGTGTTGTTGCTGACATGCCTGCATATGGTACAAACTTTACATCATCTGGCGGCGTTGCAGGTACTCTTGCTGGTACTATTACCTCAGCAGGTGCGATGACACTAACCGCTGGCGGAGCAGGCACAAGTGCTACTGGCCAGTTTGTATCTGAGATAACAGTACGCTAAGATGAAAAGGATACTAACAGCGATAGCGTTGCTTAGTATAGGGACTCCTGTGATGGCAGTCCCTGTCGTGCCTAATTTCCAGCAGGGCTCAATGACGAGCCATACTGAGACTGAAAGCACGGTAACAGAAACCATAAATTCAATTGATTATAGAACAGGATGGGAATACTCAGTGAGTGGGGTAGGTATCGACAACAACGGTGCAGCACTCAACCCCAATGTGAATACATCAACCGTAACGGTATCACCGAGCGTGGGAACGGGAGAAGCGGCAATAACAGGAAGCGTAACATCTTCCTTCGACAACTTGGACTTCTCAAATCCATCAAGCTTTACAATATCGGATCCAGGCGGCAACTTTCAATTTACCCAGACATATCAAGGGCCAGGCCTGACGAACCAGACAATAATACAAAGGGTAACCACTATCCAAAGCGTCACCGACACAACAAGTACGTTTACGCAATAAGTACATTAGTACTATCTTTAGCACAACCTGCGGCAGTTTTAGCAGAAGGTGTGGGTGGAGTAAGTGCTACAGCTAATCCAATAGCGAACTCCTCTGGCTCGGTAACCAATCAAGCTATACAGGTTCTTCAGGGCCCATACGTAACTAACACCTATGGTGGTGGTGTATCATGCCAAGGTACGACTCTTAACATGACACCGTATGTTCAGTTTGCAGATTCAAGGAAAGATCCTTGGGAAGATTTTTATAACGAACCACAATATAACGTAACCGATAAAGTCGGTAGTACAGTAGAACAGACTGTTACTGTAAAGAACTACCCTTGGGAAGAGTGGTATGATACTCGTACTAAAGCAGATGGTAGTCGTTGGTTTGAGGATGGAGAAGATATAACAATCATTCAAACTGTTCCGACTGGTGATGGCGTACCAGATGCAGTAGCAAATGGTAACCTTGAACCCACATGGTACAAACCTGTACGTACAGACATGAGGGCGAATCAGAGTTTCAACTTAGGACTCTCTGCTACGCTTTCAATACCACTCAACAGAGGTATGCAACGTTTATGTAAAGAAGCTGCAACTGCAAATGTTAATATGCAAAATCAATTGATCGCTAACAAGCGATTAGACTTTGAGATTGCAAGACTTAAAAACTGTGGCGAACTAAAGAAGGCTGGCATATTCTTCCACCCTGCATCACCATATGCATCTGTATGTGCTGATGTTATTGTTACGAATCCTGGCGGTAAGATAACTCCTCACTCACACACGTTACCTCAACCTAACTTTGAGGATCCTTCTTCTGATTCTTCTTCTGTTTCTCAAGAAGTTTCTCAATCTTCTTCTGAGCCTTCTCCTTCTTCGCATGATTCTTCGCAAACGGGATCCCAAGAAGACCTTTCTTCTTCCGATACTCATTCGTCTTCAGCTCAGCCTGAGTCGGACGGTAAGGGGTTTTTCCAAGGATGGCGTTTACCTTGGTCATCACCTGCTTCACAGCAGGTTTTATCACCCTCAGCAGCAGATCAGCTAGGGGTTTTGCAAGTAGGGCAGACGAAGCAGCCACAGACGCAATCACAGCCGTCGTCGTCACAATCTGAGGACTAGGTAGATACTGTTCTACTACTCCTATATCCTCATATAAAGCTACACAAATATTTTTATTAAGGTTGTTGGGATCGGGTTGTAACTCGTGACCAACAACTTTTTCTTTTTCATTAGGGCCAACTGATCCTATCCTTGGGGACAATGGGCCTGGGCATTCTGGATCACCCTCTGGTTCATCTGTAGGAGGAGGGTCTGGTGTCTCAGGTGGTGTAACATCACCAGTATCTCCCGTATTAACACCCTCTTCTTGTTCCTCTGGTTCACCATAAACAGTCTGCCATGATAGACTTCGAGCATCATAGTTAGGTGGTTCATAGTATGGCATACCACTATCACACAAAACTACATTCTGCTTGGGGTCATCATTAACCAGCATCTTATTCTTATTGCCTTTAGTATTCTCCTTGTGTACTTTGACACATCCAGGCATATTAACAATAGGGGTTCCTGCCTGTATAGTAACAGGAGGAGCCTGTGGTACTGATAGTGGAGTATCTTGGGCCCATATACGAGTATCCGCAATGGCATTTGTACCAACAACTCTAACGTTGGGATTATATATTCTTTGCGTTCCAATAAAACGAATGCCAGTACCATTCACTCCAATGTTTTGAATGGACTGGCCGTTAATTCTTATATCAGGTATTCCACCCATTACTTCACGATATCTCTATAATTACCATTAGGATTAGGCCCCAGACCCGTTACTGGGCCAGAACTTTTAGGCCATGCTTCTTTAATAGCACTACGAACTTCTTCTCTTACTATGAGTTGCAGTTCAGTGAGTTCAGCATCCCTTCTTTTTTGTGGGCCGTCATTCATATTGTCGAGGACTTGTCCTCCACCTACGATTGTACCCGTTCCAACTACTGCAGCCGCTGTGATTCCAGTGACCGTATCTCTTAGTTCCATTAGTTCCAGTGTCTCCTCTGTTCCCATGTTTGACCACTAGTTGATCCTTTACATGGGTTAATACATCTATCAGAATTTATATCATTACAAACTAAACCTGCAAGATCATGAGGACAACCCTCCTTACCAGTAGACCAGTAGAGTTGTCCTTCAAACCATCTTGCATCACACTTTGGACAGACCTTATTGAGGGAGTCCAAATCCAGAAGGAGGAGCTTGAGAAGGTACAGCAGCTTGATCAGCAGGGGGTGCAAGATCACTAGCACCTAGTCCAGCTGCTCCTCCAATAGCACCACCACCCATGCCACCAACAACAGACTCAATTGCTGCGTCTTTGATGTCATCAATGATTGCATCCTTGTTTAGATAAACATAGGATCCAACACCAATAATACCAGCGAGTGATACTCCTGATAGAATACTTATTGCGTTAGCAATATCGTTAAACTTAAAATTAAATTTCATGATTTTATACCGTAGGGGTAGGGGGTTTTTGATCCTTCTTTGGATCTAATGTAGGTGGGATGTCAGCAGCAATGATCTTTAATGGTCTCTGTTCAATTCTAATTGTCTGAACTGTTCCACCATTACCATTACCACCGTTACCACCATTGCCGTTGCCGTTCATCTTCATAGTACCATCACCCTTCTTAGATGCGGTTTGAATGCCGAAGCTAGCCAGAACCCCAGTAAAAACCGATGCTATAAATGTTGGATCTATTTTCTGTTGAGGAACGCCAGGTATGGCTACGTAATTTAAAGTCAAAATTCCGCCGCTCCAAATCAACACGCCCATGCGTACAAATGTACTAATGATTGCTGCTTGCTCATCTTGATCTGGTAACAAGTTCTCCTTCATCTTACCAAGAAGACCCTTCTTTTTTTCAGGTTTCTTTTCTTCCTTAACTGCTTCTTCGGGCATACTTATTCCTATTGAGGCAGCCGTATTTATAATTTAACCACCTAGAGCTGTGATTCTTGCAGTAAGAGAGTCGTTAGCTTCTTTAAGATCTTTAATAGACTGAACCAATGCAGGGATTAAGTTTCCATATTTGGCCTCTAACTTATCTGGATTACTATCATAGACTAGATCCAAATATTCTGCAGAAGATGAAGTCATTGCAGTCTGAAGATCCTGTGCAAGGAATCCCGCTCTTGTCTTTCCATCTTTAACAGACCCAACCATTTCCAATGTTTCTTCTCCTGTATCCTTATTCCTTACAGACTGTTCCTCCTTGCGAGTATCCCACTTAAACTTAACAGGTCGTAAAGAAGTTATAAAATTCAATCCAGCAGGCAGATCCTCTACATCTGTCTTATCTCTTGCGTCAGATAGAGAACTGATTGATGTATCATTACAACGTAATGTTGATATATTACTATTACCCAAAGTAACTTCGTTGCTAGCACTAGTACTTGAAGGATTTGATCCTTGGCCAAGACATGAATTATTAGCACCAGTAAAGATAAGTCCACCAGCATATGCACCAAGACATGTGTTACCATCAGATTGGTAACCTCTCAACATATTACCTGCACCAGATCCAACACAGACGTTATCCTGACCTCTAAAAGTATTAGTAGCATCATAAGTACTACTACTATATCCTTTACCTGCTTCATCTCCAATGAAGACATTGCGAATACCGCCCACATTGTTACCCGATACACCTGCATTAAGATATCTTCCTGCTTGAGAACCCACTGCAACGTTACCACCTTCAGATGTATTATACATTAAAGCTAAAGAACCCACAGCAGTACATGGATTTAAGTTATGACCATATTGTTTTGAAGTATAACTATACAGTGCGTATTGTCCTACAGCAACATGACCATTAGGAGAATATGTAGCAGATGACAATGAAGTCAATGAATAGTAACCCAAAGCAACGTTGCCTGTTACAGGACAATTAGCACCATTATTAAGAGAATATTGTCCTAAAGCAATGTTACTATTAACACCAGATCCAAAATAGATACCATTGATACCTGTCACGGCTGCCCACTGAACATATAACTGATTGTATGCAGGGTTAAATGTTATCCCTCCGTCATCAACTATCAAAAGTTTGTTAACATCACCAGCGCCAAAACAAAATGGAAGATTATATTGAGCATTACTATCGTTTGATTCCTCACAGAATATCAACGCAGAACCACCAGTACATGCAGACGCACTCGTAGCAGTTGCAGAGTTACCAGAACATGAAGAAGCAACGGTAGCAGTTGCAGAGTTACCAGTACATGCAGCTGCAGTAGAAGCAGAGGTAGCAGTAGTGGCAGTGGTGGCAGTCGCTGCATTACCAGAACATGCATATGCATTATTAGCATTGGTAGCTAGACTAGCAGTAGACGAGTTACCAGAACATGAAGAAGCAACGGTAGCAGAACCAGCACTATCCGCATACCCAGCTCTCATCTTATACCATGATCCCTGAGTACCATTCTCTTCAGATCTATACCAGAGATAGTTGTCTGTTCTATTACGTCCTATAGCAAGTTGTAACGCATAGTTATCATAGTTACTTCCTAGACTTAACCTCTGATGATAATATTGAGTTGCTCCAGACTGTCCAGGCCCATTCGTAGTTGATTGTACATAGTGAGCACCAAACAAATTACTATTAGTAAACGTATTGAAATCAGTATAAGTTCCATGAATCTTATCATGTCCCCATGATATAGTTTCTAATGGAGCACCTTCTAGTAGAGATGAATTAGAGGCAGTAGATGCATTACCATTCAGAGCTCCACTAAACGTAGGAGCAGTAAGTGTATTACTACTACCATTCCAATAGAGATGTTGATGATCCTTACCTAGATCTCTATTTGCAGAGTTGGCAGTCGTTGTTGTGTACGCAAAAACTAAAGGTCTATTTGTACCATCATTAGTATACTCATTAACATATACTTTAGTTGCCGTTGCAGAGTTACCAGTACATGACCCAGAGGAACCAGAACAATTACCCGTAACATTACCCGTCAAGGAGCCTATAAAGGTTGTCGCCGTAAGTATTCCTGTAAGAACAGCACCACCATTAGTGGTCTGGAATCTAAGATTATTATTATGATATAACTGAACGCTCTCTTCCCCAGTAGCAGGTAAATCTGCATCACCCCATTTTATATAATCTATATTCTTATCTTCATCCGTTATATATCCCTTATCAGAACGAAGCCAAAGTCCTTTATCATTATCAGTCTTGAGATAACTAGAACCCGAATCATTGTTTATAAAGAAATCAGAATTACCTACTCCACCCTCTTCAAACTGAATACCTTGTTGACCACTAATATCCATCAGACCATAATGATTCAAGGTTCCTGATGAATGTATGTTATTGAGCCAACAATGTCCAGTTACGTTTAATATAGCAGGATCATTACTATTTCCATCAGCATTAATGTAGACAGCATCTCTAAAGGTAGCAACACCAATAGCATCAATGTTCTTGACATCTTCATATGTAAGAGTACCTGCAATGGATACGTTACCACTAACACCTAAGTCTCCTGTGACGTTAACACCAGTTGTATCTGCTTGTGCTCTTGTCGTTCCATTACCATCCTTTAGTGCAGAGGCATCTATACCTGTCAACTGAGATCCATCACCCAAGTAAGTACCTGCAGTAAGGGTTCCATCTACCGTTGCGCCAGCTAATGATGTCTCAAATTTCTTAACATACCCGTGGTACAATTCACAAGAGCCGCCTGGATAGAACCTGGCCATCTGTCTTTGTTGATCGTCTTGAAATATAACTGAACTACTAACTACTGGTTCTATTCTAATATTTCCTGTAGAACTTCTAACTTTAAGGTCGGTATTGAACTGAGTTAATTCACCAGAATTATTCGATCCAATGTATAATACATTCTGTATACTAGCATTATTACCCACCTCAAGACTTCTATAAACCTTTACCAATCTATCTGGACTATCACCAGCACTGTATATCCTTAAAGCATCTTGAGTTAATGATGGAAAGCCTGGGTCAGTTGTTCTGAATACAAAACTACCAAAATCACTAGCAGCATCCGATCCAGTATTGATCTGGAAGGTAACTATATCTCCAGTAGATGATGAACTAACCCACGCATTATCATTGAAATTTAATGGTTGATTATTATAACGAGTAGAAGTAATAAAGTTTGCTCCAGATCCACCCACCGACAATTGGTAAGTTGGATTGGTTGTTCCTATGCCAACATTTGCCAGAGTATGAATACCAACATCAGTATGAGAGAACTGTTCAGAGTTAAGGGTAGTGATACCAGAAACAACTGGTGTGGCTTTAATATTTGTACCAAGGTTTATAGTAACAGCAGTACCAACTATGTTACCATCATCGTAGATATCAACACCACTACCAGTTGCAATAACGTTTGTAAGATTACTTCCATCTAGTACAGGTAACTGTCCTGTTAGGTTACTAGAATTAAGTTGTCCGTCAAGTTGAGAAGCCGTTACTATGCCTGTAAAGGTAGCACCAGTACCAACAATATTTCCCACAGAAATATCTGGTGATCCTGTAAGTCCCTGAGAGACTGTGGAAACACCAGATGTAGATGCATATCCTGTTAAATTTCCTGTTACGTCACCAGTTAGATCGCCAGTTAACGTAGTAGCACTACAAAGTCCTACCGTAATATTAGGTGATCCAGTGATCCCTTGGGCGGCAGTCGCAACACCAGCAACATCAGCATAACCAATACTCTGTGGTGCATTAAGTGTATTACCAACACCAATTACTTCATAGATTTCATTAAAGTTATCATTAACTTTATCAGCACCCTGTCGAAGAGTATCGCCAGTGCCGTCATTAGGATTGGATCCAATATTTATTAACTGCTTAGGCATGATTGATTACAGGTACTATTATCCTATAACCTATTTAGACTTATAATTTAAACCCACTAAAAGTATTCTTCTTGATGTCTTGTTTGATGCCACCAACAACATAAGACTCTACTTCAGTCTCTTGTGGTGCCACCTGTAAACCTTTGGAACTAATCCAATGTTGTGTCCAAGGTAGGGGATTATTCTTTAAGGGTATGTCATAGATAGGATCTAATCCTAATGACTTCATTCTTTTATTAGCAATCCATTCAACATACTGATGTAATAACTTATCATTCAACCCAATCATACTACCATCTTTGAATAGGTATTCAGCCCAGTCTTTCTCTTCTTCAACAGCATTCTTAAACATTCCAATTACATTATCCTTTTCTTCTTCAGCTATTTTCTTCATGTCTGGGTCGTCAACCCCACTTGCCCAGTTTTTGAGGATTTGTTGGGTGAGGACGAGGTGTTGGTTTTCGTCTCGGGCGATAAGGCTAATAATTTTTGCCGATCCTTCCATAAGCTTAAGCTCGCCAAAAGCAAACGAGCACGAGAAGGAGACATAGAAGCGTATTCCTTCCAAAATGTTGACGTTTGCAATCGCTCGGTAGAGTTTTCGTTTGAGGTCATAGAGTGTCCACTCCGAATTATCGTGTCCCCTCCAGTCAGGTCGCCAAAGATTGCTTTGCCCATAGTCTTGGGCATAGTTTATGAACTCGTCGTATGATCTCGTGACTGAGTTCGCTCGTTGTAAAATCTTGTTATCGTTTAGAATGGTGTCAAATACTTCTGACGGGTCGGGATACACATTCTTGATAATATATGTATAAGACTTTGAATGTATCATCTCCATAAATTGCCACACATTCATGGCAGATTCCAACTCAGGAAGAGCACAGTATGGAGAAAATGCCATTCCAGGCCCACGACCCTGTACAGAATCCAAAAGGATCTGATACTTCAGATTAGATGTAAAGATATGTTTCTGTTCTGGTCTTAGTGATTGATAATCACTCCTGTCCTTCTGTAGAGACACTTCTTCTGGTCTCCAGAAGTATCCTAGCATCTGAGTTGTAAGTTTATCAAACACAGGATACTTGAATTCATCATACCTTTGGACACCTAGAGGTTGCCCAAAAAACATAGGTTGTTTCTTAGTATCGACAGCATTCTGATTGAATACTGTCATACCTTTCACATCAGATTGTACAGGATTCACACTCCTCCTCCTTAGATAGTTCTGCTACTAATGATTCTAATTTACTTTTACCTTGTATACCAACATCGCCTTCATCATGCCACCCTATAGAGTGTTGGGGTTCTTCATCACTCTTCATATCATATGTATTCTGATAGTAAGAGGTCTTCCAACCGTACTTGTATGTGGTTAGAAAATCTTGTGCCATTACAGAAATAGGCACTTCATTATCTGGATAATTTGTTGGATTGTAAGACCAGTTACCAGAGATTGCTTGGTCAAAGAACTTCTGCATAACAGAAACTATCTTAATGTAACCCTCATTGGATTCCATATCCCATAGTAATGTATAGTTATTCTTTAAGGTTCCATACGAAGGAACAACTTGTTTAAGAGGCCCTTTCTTTGATTTCTTAATGGACAAGTAGTCTCTAGGTGGCTCGATTCCATTGGTTGCGTTTGACACAACGGAGCTACTCTCCGAAGGCATCTGTGCGGACAAAGTGCTGTGCCTGAGTCCATGTTCCTGTATTGATACCCTAAGATTATCCCAATCATGTTGAAGTGGTTGAGAGCAAATCTCATCTACGTCCTTCTTATATGTATCGATAGGTAGGATTCCATCAGCATACTTAGTATGTTGGAAATCTACACATGGGCCTTTCTCCTGTGCAATTTGGTTAGATGCTTTAAGAAGATAGTATTGGAATGTTTCAGTAAGTTTATGTACTGCATCCCAGGCGTCTTGTGAGTCGTATTTGTACCCAAGTTTAGCAAGGTAATGTGCTAGACCAATGAACCCCACTCCAAGGGATCTACGACCCAATGTGGCAATCTCTGCTGCTCTAACAGGATAATCTTGATAGTCTATTAACTCTTCTAGAGCCCTCACAGAGAGGTCACAGAGGTCTTCTAACTCATCCATATTAGAATTAATCTTACCTACATTAATTGCAGAGAGAATACACAAGGCAATCTCACCATCAATAGAATCTATATGTTGAATAGGATCTGTAGGTAGAGTGATCTCCTGACACAAATTACTCATGTTTACTTTATCTTTAAACGATGAGTGACTGTTACAGTGATCTATATTCATTAAGTAGATACGACCTGTCTCTGCTCGCTCCTTAAGGAGGTCGAGGATGAGTTCTTGGGCTCCGACTGTGGTTCTGGGGATGGATTCATCGCTTTCATAACGATTATAAAGATCATCAAAGTCACTGGTGCCAAAACTCTCATAAAGGTCAGGAACATTATGAGGCGAAAATAAGGAGATTTCTTTATTATCGATAAACCGTTGGTAAAATAGTTCACTTAACTGGATGCTGTAGTCGAGTTTTCTGACTCTGTTGTCTTCTGTTCCTTTGTTGTTTTTGAGGACGAGGATGTCTTGTATCTCTTGATGCCAGATAGGAAAATGGACAGTGGCTGACCCTCCTCTAATGCCGTTTTGAGTACAGCATCTAACGGTGCTCTCGAATTTTTTAAGGAAGGGTACAACACCTGTGTGTTGAACTTCTCCACCCCTGATCTTACTGTTGATGCCCCTGATTCTACCTGCGTTAATGCCGATACCAGCCCTCTGTGCGACATATTTGCCAATAGCCATATCACTGCTAAAGATACTATCGAGGGTGTCATCAATATCAACCAGAACACAAGATGCAAACTGACGAATGGGTGTTCTGACCCCTGCCATGATGGGGGTGGGGATGTTGAGTTTGTGTCTGGAGATGGCGTTGTAGTACTTTCTGACATAATCGAGTCTCGTTTCTTGTGGATATTCTGCAAAGATTGTCATTGCAATAAGCAAGTACATGAATTGTGGTGTCTCATATACTTCATTGGTACTTCTGTCCTGTACCAAATACTTATCAACGACTTGTCTTAGACCAGCATACGTAAACAAATAGTCACGGTTGTGATCTATGATACTATTTAAAGTATCAAATTCAGATTCAGAATACTTTTTTAGTATATCTTCATCATAAATGCCCTTCTCTACTCCTCCCTTGACTTGATGAATTAAGTCAGGCAGTTCATGTAATTTACCATAGAGATTCTTTCTCAAAGAAAAGAGAAGAAGTCTAGCAGCAACAAACTGATAGTTAGGGCAATCCAAAGAAATCAAATCACTTGCAGATTTAATTAAGATCTCTTGGATCTGGGATGTTGTTATCCCGTCAAAGAATTGAAGACCTGATTGAATTTCTACTTGGCTTGCTGAAACTCCTGCGAGTCCATCACATGCCTGTTCAACCATAATATGCATCTTCTCTAAGTCAAGAGGTTCGATAGAACCGTTCCTCTTAACAACCTTTGTTCCGTTACTCATACTCGTTTCCAGTCTTGTAGTTTTAATTTGGCTTCTAATCCTTGGTAGATATTTGAGTCTACCACCCTTTGCACATTTTGTCCACTAAGAACCATATCATTGATGTCCTTTTCCTGAATTTTCTTAGGCCAAATGACCACCCTGTCACCATTATTAATGGTTTCGGATAGCCTATTCACGATCTGTTTGTTCCGTGGTTCATTGTCATAGATCCAAACAGGGTTAGTGATTCCCCATTTCTTGACATCACCATCTGCTCCACACATAGCAATAGAATTATTAATAAATGTGGAATCAAATGGGCCTTCCGTAACATAAACAGTTTTTGCCTTATCGATATTATCCATACCATATATCTTTGGAGCTTCCTCCTCTAACATGATGGTAATATATTTTATCTTGGATCTAGGAAGCAAAGATCTTCCTTGATAACCTACCAGTGTTCCATTGTACCTAAGTGGAATGATGATCCTTGGTTCATCATTATTGACATCATCAAACGTGTGCTTAAGTGCATTAGTCCACTCTTTAAATTTTATACAATAGTACATACTTTCTAGTAACTTACTAGAAATTTGTCTATTCTGTTCTAGATATATTCGAGCGGGATGTGATTTATTTAGACTAAGGATACTTTCTAAATCTATCTTATATTTGTCCTTTTTAAAGATAGGTTTTGGGAGATCAAACTTAGGTACGGCAGTGTTAGAACCCAGGCCAACAGTACCTTTCTTGTACCTCTCCATTATATACTGTTTATGTATAGGAGTATCCTGATCCTTTAAAAAGTTTGTAAAGGATTTTGAAATACCACAGTTGTGGCATTTGAAATTATAATCATTCTTAATAGGGTAGAGAAAACCCCTAGTTTTATTTTTATGTTTCTTTGAATCCCCACAATAAGGGCATCTAAATGTATATACTTTACTCTTCTTGGAAAACTTTTGCAGCCTAGCTGATATTAACTGGATATATTTCTGATCTACGACGTTCATAGGAATCCTGTGTGGATTCTATTCTAACAGAAGATGGTGGATCTTGCAAGTTCTTTATGACTTTTTGTCCGACTGGACTAACCATGAAACTAATAATAGCAAGACCACCAAAGATAGTCCACATTTTCTTTTCCATGACTCGAAGACGGTCATCGACTTTTCTGATGTCCCTTTCGCATCCATCCTTGATCTCCTGTGCTCTACGGTTTACTTCACGGTGAACTGACTCCACCTTCTCAAACAGTACAGCATCTATTCTATCTTGTTTATCTAATTTCTCATTATGAACTGCCAGCAGTTGTCCCATCTTCACAGAGTTTTCCTGAAGAGTGGATACTACTTTTTCTAACCGTTCTAATATGGCAGAATTAACGTCCATTCTTCCCTCGGTTGACAACATCAGCCATCTTATTCGGATAAGTCTTTGCTTTCTTCCACCTGTTCATCATCTTTAATAAAGGATCGTACCCAGCAACAGGCCCTTTAGCATCTGCTGCAGCAGTAAACCCACCAGTGCCAACTGACATGGTAGGAGAATCTTCTTGTATAAAATCCCTATAGGTTTTCATAGATCCTTTAGACACTGTAAACAATTATCATCAATCGATACATCGTGTAAGGTAGACTTTGGATACTCAGGGAATCTTCCCAAGTATACCACAAAGGTTTTAACAACAGGCCACAAGTCTTTATCTATCTTGTAAAACAAGAGAGGTGTAGCGGCCTCACCAAAAACATTATATAAAATTATAAAATGATTAATAAGTAAATGGGCTTTCAAAACGCCCGTAGTCTTGTAGCGTTTCAAAAGCCTCTTTATCCATTTGAATCTTTTGAGGTCTTCCTCAAAGTCTTCTTTGGTGACGGCATGTGGGTTTTCGTAATTCTTAATTGCAAAAATTACATAATTATTTTCATTCAGTTCAGAAAACTTCATACATCATCAATTATTCTATTTTATGTAGGTAGGTTATGCAACCACTGTTATTCCACCTGCAGCAGTTCCCTGACCAGCAGAGATTGCAACAGCAGAATCAGAAGCAGTTCCAGCAGTATCCTTAATAGTAGCACCACCTGGCTTCAGAATGTTCTGAGCACCGATTGTTAGTACGTCATCAGCATTAGTTGCAGCGTTAGCAGCAGCAATTGCAAGTGAGAATACTAATTCATTAGTACCTGTTCCACTAGCATAGACTAGAGTGTGTGGGCCACGACCTGTTCCAGTACCTTGGTTACCGTTAGTAACGGCAATTGTTGGTGCTCCAGTAACGGTGACTGCTTCGTTATATCTAACTCTAACTGATAGAGTAAATCCAGCAGACTTGTCTGCAGTTGTGGTGATCCACTCAACGTCAGTAACGTCAGCAGCACCAATATTTGTTGCGAGTCCACCAATTGCAACCAGAATCTCTGGGTCTGCAGATGTGTTATCGTTACCAGTCATTACTGAACCAGCTTCGACTACCCAACCTTCAGCATTGGCATAGACTTCTTTCTTTTCTGCTGTAGTGAGCCACTTTGGCTTGGACTCATCAGCGTCTGTATTTCCCCAAAGAGGCATGGGCTTTATCTCCAAAAATAGACTACTTTCTAGACTTATTTATACGGCACCAAGTCTCATAGCCTTCTTAACCCTTGCAACCAACTGATCATCTACGTCATTATCTGTAGTCTTGGCGTATTCTTCCAGCATTTCAACAGCAAAAGTCTTCATTTGTTTTTTGAAGACTTTCCTAACTGCCATTAATAACAAGGGTTTAAACAGTATGAATAAGAAGGTCATGCGTAGTACTTCTCAGCAGCAGTCACATAGTCCCCGATGTTATGGTCTGCCACCCCATCAAATCTGGTGTCTGATTCATCCTTAAGTTTAATAACTGGATGAGTATGAACGTATCCAGCAAGCCATGGAGGAGTCGCTGGAACAATATCATCACCGTGTACAAACCTGTAATGTTCAAGATCCTTAATCCTCCTTTTCAATCTACGGCCGCCTGGTCTTGGTGACCCTGCAGTTACTAGGGCTACATTGGTATTGCCTGACTCCCATAATAAGTCTGCAATTAAAGTAGCGGTTGCTCCACCAAGAGAGTGACCTGCAATAACAAGTTTCCTCTCTGGATTCAATCCCTCATATGCTACCACTAGTTGTGCTAGTGTCCTGTTGGCATTGTTCTTGAATCCTCTGTGACAATCATCTCTTTTAATTAAGAACTTCAGATTCGTCACCCAATCTGTAGTCTCTTTTGTTCCTTCCACTGCAAGAATAGTATGTCCTGATACCTTCCTACTGACTAAAAAATCTTCTGTATGTGGATATACATCCCGACAACACCTTAATGCCTCAAGGATTACTTCTTTTGATAATGTCATCATCAATGTGCCTACTGCACTATATAGTTATTTAAACTGTAGAGGAAGGACTCGAACCTCCAAGATCCACCACGCTAATGATTGATCGGGCGTTAAACGGACGCCTGTGTTTACCATTTCACCACTCTACATTGAGGCCCTAATCTGGTAGGGCTGACATAAGACGTTGTAATCCAATACCTCCACCCGAACGGGGGAAGAAGTCGAACTTTAGGAACTCATCTAGTTCTTTCTCTACTCTTTCCTGACCAAACAATTGATAAAGTAGTTGAGCATATTGTCCCCCAGAAATACTACGGAATGTTTCACGCATCTCGTACACATCAGTACTACGTTCTGCACTACCAATAGTTTCCATACCATTTAATATTACATCAATCTTTTTACTTGTACGATGGTCATTATTGGCAATGAGTTCATCATTACGTGCCATGTTCCAGAAAGGTGATGTCCATTCAGGGAAGTCAGTAATCATACCTCGTTTGATAGCAGACTCATGACCATGATCAAGTTCTTTAGTATTGAACTGAGTAGCCCACTCTTCATAAGTTTTGATCTTATCAGATCCAAAAGATAATCCGAGATGGTCACATAATTCAATCTCCATTGCTTTAAGATCTTCCACACCTCCCTTCATTTCAAATTCAAACATAGGGAAGATTGTTTCATGTCTTCCTTCAACAGGATTAGGTTCTGCTCTATATGAAGTGGAGACACAGAAAAACCCTTCCGCAGAAGGGTTGGAAAGTAATTCATATTCTAACCACATCTGACCTGTCTGTGGTAGTGGCCAGACTTCACCATTATAATTATAGGTTGCTACTGTTTCTGGATCTTCACAGGCAGCAAGGATACTTAAACGGTTCTGGGTATGAACTTCTAGAAAACCTTTAGACAAAAAAAATGACCTCAATAGGTCAACAGTCTTGGTATATTTTTTGGGATCAATCAGTGCAGTCATTATCTTTAGACAAACTGAATTTATTTATCATAAAAAATTCTCGAACATCTTTTTTGTGAACTGAGGATTCCAATCCAACACAAACTCCCAAGGATAATCACGAGGATCTGTATCACCAAAGAGGTTCTTTGCTCCTTCTGAGGCAGTATTCCAGAAAGGAGAATCAAAATCAGAACCCCTATAATAATGTAAATTAATAAATCTAATAACTTCTTCCATGATAGTAGTATATTGATTAGGATATTTCTTATCCAGTATAAAATCTACAATCATATCATTGATAAGACCATAACATCCTAATGATGTGGCCTGTATAGGTTCTAAGAATAAGGCTCTATTACCATTGACAAATATATTACCATCCTCATTGACTATACTCTTAGCATAATAATTTTTAAAAGAGAACTCTTTAAATTCAGATTCATCCATCTGATATTCTTTAAGGATGGATCTAAGATCGGAGAAGGCTTCATCCCTAGAAGTTATATCAGAATTATATAAGTATCCCCAACCAGTTCTATTTTGGAGCGGCAATCCAAACATCCACCCATTCTTATGGGCAATATGATAAGTATATTCCCATGTTCCAGGCGTGTTCGGTCTAGTGGTAATCGCAGCATTTAAGTATACATGATCACATATTATATAATCAGAATAATCTTTAGGGAATCCTCGGCAATCTACAACAAAGTCATACTCCTCATCATCAACAGATACTTTCTTACCTAATGATTTTATTTCCTTTACTAATCTTAGTTTCTCAGAAAAGTTTGGATACATTTGATTGAGTCTGGGCAATACAAACTCAGGAAACTTACTAGTATCAAATTGTATTCCATATTCGCCTGAAACAAATGGCAAAAACTTACTCCCATTCCAATTCTTAAACTGAATACCATACTTAGTAGTCGAGTTTAATTCTTGCGAATCTAGATGATGTACATAATCAATACCAATTCCCAAGGCACGAGGAAAGGTTGGTAAAGTAGATTCACCAACCTCAATAGGACTTATAGCATTACTGTATATTAAATCTATCTTCACAAAAGGTGGAAGTGCTTTCAACAAGTCAACCGCACAATATAACCCTGCTGTACCTGCACCTACTATACCAATCTTCATCCGTTCAATAGTGTTCCATGTGCTCTGCGAATCTCTCTAAGATCCTCAAAGTTCTTTTGTTTCGTTCCACCATCATATGGCCAGGCATACCCTTCAGTAATCATCTGTTCATTCAACGAAAGATCAGAGTCGCCAACGTAGAGCCAACCAAGAAGCCTACCATACTTCCCAACGCCACCCTTAAGTTCTGTTCTAACAACGAGTTCATCTTCTCCCTTAATAGTTTCATTCAATTTGTCCTTCAACCAGTTCGTCGCATCCAACCCAAGTGCCTTCTCCTCCAAATTTCTCGTTCTCTTCTCTGG